CGGCTCGGGCACCACGCGCTACCAGATCGGCATCCTCGTCGGTGCGAACGGTGCCGACACGACGCCTGACGTGATCTGGGCGCCGCAGTACATCAGCCGCACGCCGTGATCCATGGCCGACCGCCGCACCATCTACACGGACCCCGACACCGGGTTTCCGTTCGAGATCACCTCCGAGACCGAGCTGTTCGGTCAGGGTGGCCTCGCGGCGCGTCCAGCATCGGGCGTCAACACTGGCGACCTGTTCGTGCTGAGCGAGCAAGGCACGACGCAGCTCCAGCGGTGGAACGGCTCCTCGTGGGAGTTCGTGACCTCACCTCCCGGCGGTGCAGCGGGCGGTGACCTTGAGGGCACCTACCCGAATCCAACGATCAAGCTGAGCGCGTCCTCGTGGGAGTTCGTGACCTCACCTCCCGGCGGTGCAGCGGGCGGTGACCTTGAGGGCACCTACCCGAATCCAACGATCAAGCTGAGCGCGATCCCCGGCGGTGTGTACGGGGGAAACTTCGGCACGTTCGAGAGCACGCAGCAGCTCACGACGACCTCCACAACGTTTCAGACGTACGCGACGGTAAACCTGCCGGCCGGCACGCTCCCCGCTGAGGGCACCTACCGCATCGGTGCGCTGTGGGAGTTCACGGGGAGCGGCAATACGCGCGTCGAGTCGCGGCTCCTGATCAACACGGGCACGTCGAAGACCTTGAACGACCAGCAACCGGGCAACGGGCGCACGGTAGTCGTTAGCGCCTACGACTACTTCGCAGGTACGCTCAACAACGCGGCGATCACGGTTTCGGTGCAGTACCGCAAAGTGTCGGGCAACGGGAGCGCGGCGATGAACTGGCAACGGGAGCGCGGCGATGAACTACGCTCGTATCGAGCTTTGGAGGGTCGCGTGAACGAGTACACCTACCCCGTGAGCACCACGCGCTACAACCGCGTGGACGTGGCGACCATCGACGCCGAGGCGCGCCGCAGCGGCATCAAGGCGGCGCTCGATGGCGTGACGCTCTCCGACGTGCTCGGCATCCCCACGCTGCGCTTCGCGTTCTTCTCCGCGCTCGATGCCACGGACGAGCAGCTGCTCTTCTCGGTGGTGGACGGGCACACGGGCATCCCCGAGGTCGAGCCCTCCGCACGCCTCACTCCCTCGGGCAGCCTCACATGCCACGGACGAGCAGCTGCTCTTCTCGGTGGTGGACGGGCACACGGGCATCCCCGAGGTCGAGCCCTCCGCACGCCTCACTCCCACGGGCAGCCTCACTGTCGAGGTGCAGCCGCGGAGCGGGAGCGTGTTCGAGACGTTCTCCGTCAACTGGGCGGACCCGACGACGTGGCACGCCGACGTGGAGGAGGTCACGGGGGCGACGTGCACGCCGACCGGGCAGCCGGACGAGTACCAGCTCCCCGGTGTGACGTGGCGCGGTGTGCTCGACGTGACGCATGGCAAGATCACGCAGGAGACCCGCCTCGCGCACAAGCGGCTGCGCGTGTACGTGGACAGTGTGGAGCAGCCCGAGGAGGAGTTCGGGTGGGCGATGTACGAGGCGGACCCGACGCCTGGTCTGCCGAACCCTTACGAGCCGGGCACGTGGACGGCCGACTACGCGACGGGCGTGCTCACGTTCAAGTCGCCACCGACGGGCACCGTGACCGCCGACTACTGCCTGCCGAGGTCGAGTAGCTGGTACGTCGAGCCCGCGACCGGGCGGCAGCTGGTTCTGCTCGCCGTCGAGGTGAACGCGAGCGTCGATGTCGTCATGCGAGACGCGGTGGTGTTCACGCCGCAGGTCACGATGAAGTACGCAGCGGACATCGGGCAGCTCGACGACGAGGCGGCGGCGCTCGGCATTACCGCGGCGGCGATGACCGCCCTCGGCATCGCGGGGCAGCCCGGTACGCTCCTGCTCAAGTCGCGCGAGGCGGACGCGGCGCCGTTCTACGCTGGCGCAGCCGCGGCGCTCGGCATCACCGTCGCGCAGCTCAAGGCGGCGCAGGGGCTCCCGCTGGAGGACTTCGCGTGGACTGACGTGACCTCCGAGTCGCGCGAGTACCGGCGGATCTCCGACTTCATCGTCGAGTCGCAGCGTACCTACCCTCTGATCGAAAAGGTAGGCGGCACGAACGCGCGCGCACTCGGGCAGCAGTGGTTCTCGTTCCGGTGGCCCTACGAGGAGGCGGCGGCGCGCATGTTCGTCGAGCATGAGACGCGCCTCCGCGTCGGCCTCAAGCACGACATCCCCTTCCGCGGAGAGTACGTGGGCGTGAGCGTGTACGCGCTCTCGCAGGAGGTGACGTGAGCGCCGACCTGCGGCGGCGCGAGGCGGACGCTTCGCTCGCGGAGGTCGCATGGCTGATCATGTTCGACCGCGAGACGCCGCTGCTCACGCGCGTCAAGGCGTTCGCGATCTACGTGGTGATGCGCTTGCGTGTTGTGCTTCAGTGGAACAACGCCCCCGCCGAGTGGCTCGTGATCCGCGTGCATGGCAACTACTGCGGGCCGCGGCACAGCCGCACCGAGCTACCTCCCGTCGATGATCTCGACTGCGCGTGCAAGGTACACGACGTGGAGTACACCGCGGCACGATCGAACGAACCTCCCTCGAGCACGTGACGCCCTTCCTGGGCTGCGTCGTGTAAGCTACGATCAACACTCGCCGGGCGCTGCGCCCTCTCAGGAGACACCATGTCCGACCAGTTCCCCCTCAAGTCCGATGCCTTCACCGGCGGTGGTCTGGTCGCCTGACCGCTGCGCAGCGTTCCGAGGGCCGCGACGGCGCCCCGCTGTTCGAGCTGCTCAACGAGCTCGCCGTGCCCGCCGCTGGCGCGCTCGGCCCCGTCACCACCGCTGCGAACCCCGACCTCACCGGCCTCACCGCCACGCAGCTCGCCGCGCTCAATCGCGGCCTCACGCGCGTCTCGGGTGCGACCGTGACCGCGATCCTGCTGCCCGCCATCGCCGACACGCCCGCCGGGTGGAGCCACACCTTCAACGACCTCGACGGCGCCACGAACAATGTCGCCATCACCGCCGATGGCACCGACACGATCAACGGCGGCGCCACGTTCGACACCTCGCGTGACGGGCAGTCCGTCACCGTCGTGCGCCCCACCACCGGCACCGACTGGATCGTTCTCAGCTGATCGACCGCGTGCCCGCACGTGAAGGCGTGCGGGCACGGTCAGCATCATGGACACGCCAGCCAACAGGATGCCGGAGACCACCGGCGCGAGCACTGCCTCGGTCGCCGAGGAAGTCGTCAAGGCGCACTTCATCGGCACGGGGCGCGACGGCACCGAGTCGTCGAACGTGCTCGAAACTCCCGACGAGCAGCGTGCGCTGTACGCCTCCGCGGGTGCGATCACGCCTCCGCTCGATCCGGTGTCGCTGGCGCACCTGTTTGAGATGTCGGGCGCTTTGCGTTCCAACATCGACGCCTACGCCACGAACATCGACTCGTTCGGCCACCGCTTCGAGCCTCTCATCGATCTCGACGCTGACGACGCGCGCGAAAAGGTGAAGATGGCGATGGTGCAGGAGAGGATGCTGGGCCTCGACTCGAACGGCAATCCGCTCGAGGACGACGGCGACGTGGAGAAGCTGCTGCGCACGCTCGCGCACAAGGCCGAGCCGTACAAGGACCGCTTCGACGATCCCGGCATTCTGCCTGAGCCTTCGGACGCTGAGATCGACGCGCGCATGGAGTCTCTTCGGCGCGAAATGATCCGTGAGCGGCTGGCCGCGGAAAAGTTCTTCAACTTCTGCACGGTGGACGAGTCTTTCGAGAAGCTGCGCGTGAAGACGCGGCAAGACCTCGAAGCGACGGGCAACGCCTACTGGGAGGTGTTGCGCAATCGCGCGGGAGAAATCGTGCAGTTCAACTACGTGCCGGGCTTCACGGTGCGTCTGATGCCTACGGAGCGCGACACGCAGGAAGTGATGATTGACGTGCGCGCCACGCTGATCACGCCTGGTCGCGAGCCAGTGCACAAGCGATTCCGCAAGTTCGTGCAGGTCGCGAACGGTGCCATTCGCGGGCAACAGCTCGTGTGGTTCAAGGAGTTCGGTGATCCGCGCATCTACAGCCACCTCAGCGGGGTGGAGTACGAGAGCATCGACGAGCTTCGGCGCAGAGAGCCCGAAGCGTCTCCTGCCACGGAGGTGATTCACTTCAAGATCCACAACTCGCGCTCGGTGTACGGGATGCCGCGCTGGGTGTCGGAGATGTTGTCTGTGATGCCGCGCTGGGTGTCGGAGATGTTGTCTGTGGTCGGTTCTCGTCATGCGGACGAGGTGAATCTCGCGTACTTCGAGAACAAGAGTGTTCCGCCGATGGCGATCCTCGTGTCGGGTGGCCGGCTTGTTCAAGACGATGTGACGAAGCTCGAGAACTACGTCAAGAACGAGATTCGAGGGAAGCGCAACTTCCACAAGATTATGATCCTGCAAGCGGAGTCGCCAGAGTTCGGCGCGCAGGGTCTTTCAACTGGTCGCACGAAGATCGAACTCAAGCCACTCACGGACGCGCAGAACACGGATGCGCAGTTCCTGAACTATCGCGAAAAGAACACCGACGCCATCGGCTCCGTGTTCCGTCTACCGCGTCTACTGCGTGGCGACGTTCGCGACTTCAACCGCGCGACAGCTCAGACTTCGCTCGAGTTCACTGAGCAGCAGGTGTTCGCACCGTTGCGGCGCGACTTCGACTACTTCATCAACCGCACGCTCCTCCCCGCGCTCGGCATCAACTACTGGAAGTTCATCTCCCGCGGTCCCGACTTCAGCGACCCCAAGGTGATGCTCGAGGCGATCAACGAGGCTGCGAAGGCCAGCTACCTCACCCCGGAAGAACTGCGTACGCTCGCCGCGCGCGGCTTCGGGATGGACTTCGCGAAGCTGGATCAGGACTGGGTGACCCGCCCCGTCCAGTTGACGCTTGCGGGCATCTCGACCGGGCAGACAGCGCCTACCGATGCGAGCGCATCCCGCGACCGGGAGGGCGTCATCGACCCTGCCGAGGGCCTGGAAAAGACGGATGACGCCGCGCTTCTCGCGCTTGCCAAGGCGTTCGCCAAGCGTGAGTGGGAGTCTCTCGAAGATGAAGGCCCATGAACACGGTGCGTGCGACTGCGCGCTGACGTGGGGAGCCGCGCGTTCTCGCGCGATGAAGCTGCTCAAGTCGCGGTCGCCGATCCAGAAGGCAAGCAACCCTCTCGACGAGGACGAGTTCCTGCTGATCGTTCAGGAGCTCACCCAGCGGCTTTCCAAGATCACCGCCAAGGTTCAGCGCGGCCACATCATCGCCGCCTTGCGTGCGATGCGTCTCGACTACACTCGCCTCACCGGGGCAGAGGTGGCGCAGGTTGCTCGGGCTGTTAGCGTAGCGCTAAGTGCCATCCCACAAGAGGCGCTGCCGCAGATCACAGACTCCATGCTGGCAACCGTGTCGAGAACGATTCTCGAAACGCGCATCGCCGCCGCGGCGATCTTTTCGTGGGACATCCGAACTTCGTTCACTGCTGTGGATGAAAGGATGACCAAGGTTCTTGGCAACATCTCGACGTGGGTGCTGGACGAGTACGGCCGGCGGCAAAGCATCGTGACCGGCGGCATCGCCGACACGATCAACAGCGGGATTGCTCGCGGTCTTCGCAACGAAGACATCACCCGAGAGTTGAAGGCGCTCACTCTCGGGCAGTACAGCAAGCAGCGATCCGATCACTACTGGCACATCGTCTCTACGAATGCAGTGAATCGCGCGCGCATGTGGGGTCACCTCAGCTCGATGGACGAGGCGGGCGTCGTGAACTACCAGTTCGAGGCTGTTCTCGACGAGCGGACGACGGACCAGTGCCGAACGCTTCACGGCACGATCTTTCCGGTGAAGGATGGTCTTCAGGCGTACGCCCGACTTGCTGCCGCACAAGAGGCTGGTGACAACACGGCGGTGGAGCGAGTGTTTCCGTTCGTGCGGTCACGAAAGCTCCCGAACGGAGAGAAAGAGCTCTACGTTCCGTCGGTGAACGGTGGCGAGACGCGCGTGGCTACCGTCGTGCGGTCCGGCATGGGGCGCGCTGACGACACCGGCACAGTTCGTGACATGCTGAGTCCTGCGCAGTTGGCCGACATCGGCGCGTTCATGCCGCCGCTTCACATGTCCTGCCGCTCGACGATCGTTCCTGTGTTCAACGACAGCGGAGTCCCCGAATGAGCGCGTTCCTCGAAATGCTTGATCTTGACGCGCGTGCGCGCGCAGTCGATGCCATCACCGCGGCGATCGAAAGATCATTCCTCGAAGATCAATCGCGACAAACGCAGAGCGAGATCAAGCGCAGGTTCAACATCTGCCTCGGACTCGTCGGCGAGATGCGCACTGACCTGCACTGGTCGTGGCAACGGATCACGGATACGCTACCCACAGCGCTTCGCTCCAAACTGGACGGCGCTTCATGGTCCCCCTCAACCCGCACGGCTTGGTCGCACGACGAGGCCAGCGGGTTGTTCCTCCCGCCTTCCGTCAAGTAGGCTGATCACAGGAGCTCTCGATGCCCGCCATCACCGACACCCTCGCCGCCATCGGCACGGAGCTCGCCGGGCTCCTGTCCGCCGACTCCGACACCCGCGCGATGACTCTCACCGAGGTCATCGACTACTGCAAGAGCCAGATCGACCTCGCGAAGGCCGACACCGATCCCGCGCCGCGCATCGCCGCGCTTTCCGCCGTCGTGGCTCTCGCCAAGGCGTACTCGTGGGAAACCTCCAGCACGATGACCGTGCCGGTGTTCTCGGGCGAGCTGAGCGTGAACGCGCAGTCGGCCGCCGCCGAGCGAATCGCCGAGCATCCCGGCAAGTCGCTGCCCACCGCTCCCGGCACGCAGGCGTCGCCCTCGAGCGGCGCGTTCGAGAACAACGCTGGCCCGACCGGCCCCGTGGGCAACACCGTGCGGCCCGCTGCCAGCTACATGCCCCCGGCTTCTCCGCACTCGACTCCCGCCGCGAACGCGATGGGCTTCGTCGCCAAGGCCGCCGAGGTTCTTGCCAAGTCGGGCGACGCTGCGATGCTCAACGAGCTGAAGGCGATCCTCGAGGGCGAGGCCAAGGAGGCCAAGCCGGGCGACGGCGAGGAAATGAAGGACAACGTGCGCAAGGACGACGGCTGGCCCGCCGACCTCGCCACCAAAACCTTCCTCGATGGCAAGAGCGAGATCCCGACCGAGGACGACTTCGGCCCCGATCCCCACAACCTCCGCCGCGGCAAGGTCATCCTCGACTGATGCGCGCCCGCGTTCGCAAGGACGACTCGCAACCCACGGTGCAGCCCCCCGCTGTGCCGTGGGTTCTTCGTGCGGCTGCGACTCTTCCGCGCGGGGAGCGGGTGTCGAACCCGCTGTTCGGCGAGGACGTGGCCGACACGTACGCCGTGATCGACCTTGCGGCCGACGAGGATGCCACGCTCGAGGATGCGCGCGACCTCGCAGCACTCGCGAAGGGCGCGCTGCTCGTGTGCGACGCATCGCCCGACGTGATCGCAGACGCAGGCTTCGAGCCGTTCCTGATCGCCGACAGCGACCTCACGTTCGGGGCTACGTACACGCTGCCCGATGCGCCGTGGCTTGACGCACCGTGGCTCGCGAAGGCGAAGGACGACCCGAGCACGCCTGCTGATCCTGATGAGCGTCGCACGGGCAGCCGCGTCAACGAGCCGGGCTCGGCAGGGTCCGCATCGAGTGGCGCGGGTATCAAGCTCACTGAGGCTGTCGAGAACGCGCTCAAGACCAAGGTGTCCGAGCACAACGACAAGCACGGCGACAGCGCAGGCAAGCGCGTCACGCTCGGTCAGCTCAAGGCAGTGTGGCGTCGCGGTGCGGGTGCGTTCAGCACGTCGCATCGCCCGAGCCAGAACCGTCAGTCGTGGGCGATGGCGCGTGTGAACGCCTACCTGAAGCTCGTCGCATCGGGCAAGCCGAGCAATCCCAAGTACGTGCAGGACAACGACCTGCTGCCCGAGGATCACCCGCG